GTTGGGTCAACTACTGTTAAAGTAGTTTCAAAATCGTCAACAGTTGCACCTTCAAACACAATACTACTATCTGTTAAATTTAATGCAGTAGCAATTAAACTCGTAATAGTAGGCGAGTTAAATGTTCCACCCGTTATAGTTTTATTTGTTAGTGTTTGTGTTGCACCCAACAAAACTACTGTATTATCAACCGCAACAGTTATAGTTTGACCTGAACCTGAAGTATTAATACCTGTGCCACCAGCAACTGTAAAGGTTTGACTATCTAAGTCAACTGCAATTGTGCCACTATCTGAAGTTACATCTAAATCTTGTAAAGTTACTTGTGCATCAACATATGCCTTGATTGATTGTTGAGTCGCAAGTTTTGTTGCACTATTAGAACTCATATTATCTTCATCAAGTACAGCACTACCCGAAACACCAGTATTCAGAACAGCACTTGTAAGTGTTGGTGTAGTCAGAGTTTTATTTGTAAGTATTTCTGAACCAGTTAATGATACAAAACTATCACTTTGTAATGCACTATTAAATTCTGCAAGAGAACCTGTTAGAGTATTATTCCCTAAGTCAACACTTTTGTTTGTGAGTGTATCAGTAGTTGCCTTACCAACAAGAGTATCTGTTGCATTAAAGAATGTAATAGTTCTATCAGCAGTTGGGTCAACAAATGCTATAGTTGTTTCGTGTGCATCAGCTGTTGCACCCTCAAAGACAAGAGGACTAGCACCAGACATTACGAGTCCAGTTAAATCTTGTGTGCCTGTGAATGAACCACTAAATGTACCACCGTTAATCGTTGGACTTGTTAGAATTTTATTTGTAAGTGTTTCACTACCTGTAAGTGATACAAAAGAAACACTTTGCAATGCACTATTGAACTCGGCCAAAGAACCTGTAAGAGTGTTAGAGCCTAAGTCAATTGTTTTATTTGTTAGGGTATCAGTCGTTGCTTTACCAACAAGGGTATCAGTAGCATTTGGTAATGAAACAACTCTATCAGCAGTCGGGTCAACTACTGCTAATGAGGTTTCATGAGCATCATCAGTTGCGCCTTCGAATATAAGAGGACTGCCACCAGATAAAACAACTGCGGTTAAGTCCTGCGTTCCAGTAAATGTACCACTAAAAGTACCACCATTAATCGTTGGACTTGTTAGAGTTTTATTTGTTAATGTTTGTGTTGCATCTGTTATTACAAGAGTTCCAGAAGCGTCAGGAAAAGTAATTGTTCTGTCTGCGGTTGGGTCTGTTACTGCAAGTGTGGTTTCATGAGCATCATCAGTTGCGCCTTCAAAAGTAATTTGAGAACCAAAAGTTGTAGCACCAGTCTTGATGCCCGTTACTTCTGTATTCATCAAAGTAATTGCCTCAACTATATCTGTTGCTGCCCCGATTACACCACTTGCACCAGTAACACTTGTAATATCACCGACATCTACTGCCGTTGAGTTATAAGTTGTTCTTAGTGTGTCTAAGGTTGCTGTGTTTGCTACGTTTCTATCTGCCATAATACTATTTATCTATCCTAATAAGTAATAATTAACTTAATGCAATAACTCTAACAAGATGAGAAGCCCGACTAGCATGAGTTGCTGTTGTTAACAAAGTCATTGTTGCATCTGGTATTGTTATTATATTATCTTGTGATGGAAACTCAACTTCCAAAAGTGTTTCGTGAGCATCAGCACTTGACCCTTCAAAAATAATACCCGTTGCGCCGATTAACAAACCTGATGTTGAAGTTCCTGACGCAAATGTTAAAGTATCAATTACTGGTTCAGTAAAAGTTTTAGCCAATAATGTTTCTGAAGCATTAGTAATACTAACACCCGAACCAATTGTAACTGTTAGTGTTTGGCTTGATGCTGCGGTTGTAATCTGTGTTCCTCCAGCAATCGCTAGTGTTTGGCTATCTAAATCAGCTACGAAATTTCCACTATCAGTTGTTCCGTCTAAATCTTGAGCCGTTAATAAAGTATCAGTATATGCTTTAATACTTTGTTGAGATGCCAATTTTGTTGCACTATCAGACGATAAGGTGTCTTCGTCTAAGAAGGCACTACCAGAAACTTGAGTATTAAAAACACCACTTGTAATTACTCCGCTTGTTAAAGTTTTATTAGTTAGTGTATTAGAACCAGCTAATGTAGCAAAACTTTCACTTTGAAGTGCTGAATTAAACTCTGATACTGAGCCGGTAAAAGTATTAGCATCAAAATCAAGAGTTTTGTTTGTAAGTGTATCAGTAGTCGCCTTACCAATTAATGTGTCAGTTGCATTAGGAATACTAATTGTTCTGTCGCCAGTTGGGTCTGTAAATGCCCAAGTTGTTTCATGAGCGTCTGCACTTGCGCCTTCATATACTAATGGACTTGCACCCGATAATACTGTTCCTGTAACATCCATAGTGCCAGTAAATGCACCACTAAATGTACCGCCATTAATCGTTGGACTTGTTAGAGTTTTCTGAGTTAATGTTTCTGAGCCAGTTAATGTCGCAAAACTATCGCCTTGCAGAGCAGCGTTAAATTCTGATAAAGAACCTGTTATACTATTACCTGTGCCATTAAAATCAAATGACTTGTTTGAAAGTGTGTCTGTTGTTGCCTTACCAATTAATGTATCAGTAGCATTTGGCAAAGATACTGTTCTGTCAGTAGTAGGGTCAACTAATGCTAAAGTTGTTTCGTGTGCATCAGCTGAAGCGCCTTCAAAGACAAGAGGACTTGCGCCAGACAATACGCTACCAGTAATGTCCATAGTACCAGTAAATGAACCACTAAATGTACCGCCGTTAATTACTGGACTTGTAAAAGTTTTATTTGAAGATGTATCGGTAGTATCTGTCAACATTACACTGCCACCACCATCTGGAAAAGTCCAAGTACGGTCGGCAGTTGCATCAGTAAATGCAAGAGTCATTTCAAATGCATCACCAGAATCTGTATAACTAAAATCACTGCCTTCAAAAATCATAGTCGACATAGGAAATACAAACGCATCTGTCGTAATCTCAGGAAGTTCTGGATTTAATAGTACAATAGCCTCAACAACATCGGTTGCATTAGCAATAAAACTACTTGCGCTCTGAATATCAGCGATATCACCAATATCTTCCGCTGTACCATTAAACTCGTGTCTAAAGTAATTTAACGTGTCTGTTGTGTTTACTACTCTATCTGCCATTTGCAATACCTAAAAGTAAGTCTTTAATTTCTCGCATCTCTGTTCTTAATTCGTTAACATCACGAATCACATTTCTTATCTCGTCATTTTTCGCCTTCTGTTTTGTCTTAGTTGCCATATAGCGAGCATAGGCATCAGAGTCAGTATTGACTATTGCTTGAGATTTTAAATCTCTAACTAAGTGGGCGTGTCCTTCTACTTTTGCAGTATCTTTCATAAGATTAAACTGCCAAGGCAATTCCTCTCATGTCTTTTACTCTAGGTGGATATGAACTAACAGTACCTTTTAATATTATCTTCAACTGAAATGCTGTAAATGTAGTAATGTCTTCAACACTATATTGATGTTCTTTAAATGTAATATCATCATCAGATGGCGGTACTGCTTTATCAGGAGAACCATCAGTATTAAATGGCGTCCAAGCGAGGTCGCCCATTAGACGAGCATCATCGGCGTTTGACACTCTGAAGAACATCTCAACTTCTGAAGTAGATGGTACATGTGCAGACAACCTAACATCTAAAGATGTAGATTCGTTTTCTAATACAATCGCTCTAGTTATATACTGTGCAGGGCCTGAACCGCCTGTGTTGGCTGTATCAGCAACAAAGTCTGGTGTTGTGCCTGAAACAGGACTATATATTCTATTTCTTATTAAGTGAGCACTCATTCTCGCAGTATCAATTACAGGAGAAATATTATTATTCGGCGTTGATATAGTAAGTGCTAGGCCTAATGATTTACTACCAGACATTTCATTTGTTTCGTTTAGTGCAGAAGCAACTAATGACGGTGCAGTTAGATAGAAGTCAGTATTTAAATCAACCGTTTTCTGTTTAGCTACAGTATCAAAAGCAAATTCAGTTTCGCCGCCTTCAAGAGTTTTTCCACTAGTTGTTCTTAGTGTACTTGAAACTGTTGTGCCTGGAGGAGTAATTATTCCTGCAATCGGTTTAATAACATCAAACAACATATTTCTTGTTGCTGTTACAGCAGTTCCACCAACATCACCCGTTGCACTGGCAGTGTCAGAATTCTGGGCCGTTACTGTGTACGAGTCCATTTTGATGTTGCCTATTGCAGTATATGTTCCATTAATGTTTGTAGAATTAATGCCATTATGTACACCTGAAGGAACACCAGCAATTGTAACATTGTTTGCAGTCGAGTGCATACCATGATTTCTATGATGAACAGTTATTACCGCTGACGAAGCAGTTGTTGTAATAGGATTCTGGCGTAATGTTAACTCTGGAACAACATCATTAACTAGTTGTACTGTACCACTCGTATCTGTTGTAAACTTAGCACGTTTAACTGTAAACTTAACATCTTCATTTTGTTCAGCAGACCAAGTAGTTGAGTTCTGTGATTTAAACATACTACCAAGATATGGTTGTTGTGAAATTAATCTACTTCCATCTAGTGTTGTTTGTCCCATAATAGATGTATAGATTGTAAAGTCAAGAGTATTTGCCAAAGCGCAAAAAGCATATTCTGTATTATTTGATAAGAATACAGGACTTGGAAAAGTAAATGTTGTAGCCACAGAAGCGTCTGATGAAGTGTTTATACTTCCAGAAGGAACATTAACTTGACCAAAAGGAAGAACTTCGCTTGTTGGATATCCATTCTGCATTGTTCTAATTTGAAGTGTTACTGGTTCTACACTAGATTTAGTTGCAAAGAATAAATCAATACTAGAAACATAAAGACCATCTTCCATATCAATCGCAAACGACTGACAAACAGGGTCTCTCTGAATAGAAGCCGGTCTGTCGCTTGGATCCCTTCGCAGACCTGGAGTCGACCTAAGAAGTCTAGTAGAAATTGGTCCAAAGGTTACATTTTCATCATTCATAGTTTCTCTATGTATTGCAACTTCTCTTGTAGAAATAACAGAACCTTGAGTTGTTTGTAACATTCCCTTTGCAGTATAATCTGTTTCAGCAGAAGAAAACACAAGGCCTTCAGTTAAAACATTTGTTGAACTTGTTGTCAATCTAAATGCTCTCTTACCAACTCTCCATTTAGGATTGGCGTCTACTTTAGGGTCAGGTAGAGCAAATATGCCTGAAACATTACCAGCAGCGTCCGTTGTAAGAGCGGCTCCAGCACTACTGCCAGTCGGAGTTACATATTGCGATATATCTATACCATCAAAGAATGGGAATACTCTTGTTGTTGGTTTCATCATAACCGCACTAAAGAATATATCTCTTTTTCTCATAAATGTTGCAAAAGCAACCTGTACGACTCTATTGCCCAGACTTTGCGTTTGTAGGCCACCAGGAACTAAAGAACTTCTAACTCCTGTTCTTGTTTGATTACCTACTAGTTGACTAGATATTGTAGTTGTACCTCTTCGACCTAATCCAGGAGCAACTGTAACTTCACTACCAGCAATATCTACGCCTGACCAGTTAGTGTTCCATTCGTTCCAAATAGTACCTAGTCCTAATTCTTTCACAGCATTACCGGCTCGGTCTTTTAATGTATCAAATATACCAGGAACATTAATAGTCATCTCAGGTAAAACTTCTGTTTCCATCCACTCATCTTGGTCTGGAGTTAGTGCAATTTGTCCAACATAAGATATTGTTTCATAAGGTTGTAGATTAACTGTACTACTTGCGGTTGATTGGGTGATATATGCTTCTTCAGTATACGGTAGTGTAATTAAATCGCCAGTTTTTTGATAACCGTTAGTTGTTCTAATCGCATCAGTCATTGCAGTACTATTATCTAATGAAGAATCAGCCTCAATTAAATTAGTGTTATCCATGTGGTGTGCCGGTCGCAATTCGCCTTTGGCCATATCCATAGATATTGAATAGTTATTATCAGCAACATCACCAATACCATGACCAGTAAAGTTGTCTACAATAATTCCATTTTTGAATCTATCAAATCCATCAGCGTCTTGTATTTGTAAACTTTGTGCGTTTGATTCTAATAAAGATAACTGAGTATAGTATTCTACATTCTCAAGTCGTTTAGCAAGACCACCAATATCTCTCATTGTGTATCTTCTATTATCAATAGCTTTTACCTCAGCATCACTTGTCTTAAATGTAAATGCTGGTAAGAAGACATCATAAAGGTGCATAGCATCATCTAAAGTATCTCCGTGAGTAGGTTCAATCGCCGAAGCGCCTTCTATTACTTTAAAATTACCAGTACTTGTCATATAAATTCTTGCCCGTTTCGATAAGTAGAATTCTAAGTCAGAAGTAACGTCTGTATTAATCTTCATTATTTCAATTGCAGATGAGCCAGAGCCATCAAATGACCTGTCAACGTCACCTGAATCGATTGTTGAAGCATCATCTACTCTTGGTCTAAAATCTAAAACATCTCTTAATTCGAATTTTGTTCCACTAACATCAGATGTGTAGGCTGGAATATTTGCATAATCAATACCAGAGTAACTGTCTACATTAAAGAAATTTCCAGCACCGTGCGAGAAAAAGTCAAATGTAATAAGTAATCTTCCTGTTGGAGCAGGTTTGTTAGTTTTTCTAACTATACGGCCAATATCATAGAAGTTATCTCTTTGACCAGTGTCTAAGTCGAATCTATCTGTAATATCTGTATCAGCGGTTGTTGCAGCCGTACTAAAGTCTGCAGCCATGTGAACACTAGTAAGTTTAGTTATATCTGCCTTACCAAGACTAATTGTTGTTGCTGTAGCAGCAAGTGCTTCGGTATCAACAGTTAATAAATTATCTGTTGTTTGTGTTTTTGTTTTTGCACCAACAACTGAAGCAGAAATTGTCGCAATAACTTTAATCTTATGTCCGTTGTAACCACTACCAAAATTAAATGCTAAAGTTTTGCCTGTTGGAGAACCACCAAGTGTGTAGTCATTAGCAGTTGACGGTGATAAAATATCACCAACAGCACCTGTACCACCAGAACCTGTTGCCATGATAGAAACAGTAACATCATTTTCTGAGAACGCACTAAATATTTCGTTTGTACCAGCAGTTAGTGTTGCAGTACCAGAACTTGAAAGTGTTGCAACAAACTGTCGTCTTATCTTGAAACTTGTATCACTTACAGAATCATTATCTGCTGTCAATAGTGTTTTAACTACATCATAAGGTAATTTTGATACAGCAATATTCTTATCAGCATCTTGTAGTTTCGCTCTTTGTCTAATGAAACTTTTTGTTGTTGCAGAAGTGCCGCCTAATCCAGCAGACATTTCTGCTTGTGTATTAGACACAATGCTTTCGATTACTCTAGTAACTGTGTTGTTATCATTATCCGTAAATGTAATTTGGTCGCCAATCTTTAATTCTGTTAAGAAACGAGTTCCAGAACCGAATACTGTATCAGCTGCGTTGGCTTCTAGGCCTATTGTATCGCCAGAATTATCTTCAAGGATAATATCATCTCCAGCATTTGCAGAAGAACCGTTTGTACCGTTTAAGAGTAATTTGCCTCCTGATACCGACCCTTCAGTCGTTGAAATTGTTCCTGTTAATGTTACATTGGCACCGAATGTAGAATCTAAAGAAGCGCTAGCGGTATATGTTGGACTACCCGCCATTGATACGCCTTTAGTTTGATTAAATTCTTTCTGGCCAAATCCTAAACAACCAAAAGCAGTAAATTGAACAACACCACTTCTTGAATTAGTTGGGGCCGTAATTGCTTCGCCATCAGCAAATTCGCCTTTGACATTGTTTAATATAATAACTGTGTGTACTGCTGTACCACCAGATGTCCATGTCCCAAACCCACTAGTGTTTACGGCTGTAGGTACAGTACTTGCAGAGGCTTGTGGTTGAAACAATTCAAAAGTTGTTGCACTTGGATTCTTTACTGTATAGTATTCGCCGTTTAAGTCTGTCATTCCGCTAACGCCAGCAATAAGAACTTGTTGACCTTCTGTAAATGAGTGGCCGCCAGAGCAAGTTACTACGCCAATATCAGACTGAGATACGCCTGTGATTGTTCCCGAAGCAGCAGTCGAGATACTTTCAATTATACCAGTCGCACCCGAAGTGCCACCAGTTAATATGTCGCCAGTTGTTAATGCACCTGACATAGAACCTTTAACATTTAAATGAGCAAACATTTCTATATCAAATAGAAAGTGTTTAAATATTGTTCCTGTTGTTGCTGAATTTGATAATGCAGTTGTTGTTCCAGAGTCTACAGAGGCGGCGCTTCCAGAGTTGTATTCGAATGCTCTAGTTTTTGCACGACCAATGTCATAGACAAATGCAAGTCCAGTAGCAAATGCAGTACCTCTTGTTGGCATTGCTTCAGACACTAATCGAAGCGTCTTATAGTTTTCTACTTCGCCAGATACAAATCCAATGTCTGGTGAACCAAAGACATTTTCGACATTAAGAAAAGAACCAACATTAAATCTTGTAGTAATACCAGAAGTTGTATCAAAATCTCTTGCCTTGTCTACATCAACATATGTTGTTCCAATTTTAGCAATCTCAAAACCCTTAACATATGCCTTGCCTTGTGAAAAACCAAATGCTAATTTAGCTTCATCAGCAACATTACCATCTCTTGAAGTTGCACCAGCAGCATTGATTCCACGATTACTGCCAGAAATTAGATGTTCTCTTATATCTAATTCAAATTGTCTTACAGCATAATCTCCACTTTCATCAAAAGTTCGTCTTGCAAGTGTTTCTTCAAGTTTTGTTGAAATATCATTTGTAGCTTTACTTTGTAAGTTACCATTACTTAATCTAAACAATTCAACAAAACTTGCATCCGCAGTTGACTCTAATGATAACTTTGTTAATGTTAAATCAATTTTAAATCTGTGGGCGCCAGTAGCATTTGCATTTGAAGAACCTGTTGCGTTATCTAATAGAGTTGTGTCATCTGTTGATGTTATGAAATTTTCAACAATAGTTAAACCAACACGATAGTCTGGAGCATTTGTATATTTGTCTAAAGTAATAGCTTGTTCATCTACATTGACAAAGAAACCATTTATGTAGTAAGTGCCAGCATCAATAGTTGCTCGTGAACCAGTCGCACAAGCAGAAACAACAGCAGTAGAGGCCGCAGTTTGACCACTTGTTACTGTTTCGCCTTCTGTGAACTTAGTACTAACATTGTCTGTACCTGAGTTTCTATACTTTACAAATAGTGTGTCGGGGTCAGTACCGTCTGTAGCACTAACTTCAATAACATCAGCAACAACACCAGATGTTCCGCCTGTTAGTGTGTTACCTTTATATAGAGATAATGTTCCAGTAAATGAAGTGAGTTTAACTGCATAATAATTTAAGTCGTAGGTTGCATTTCCAGCGACAACCATTGCACCATGTTTAAACATGGAATCACTCATTTTCTCAATTTGATTTTGAGTTATAGATTGTTGTGTTGTTAGTTCCCTTGCTTGAACAGCATACGCTGGTCGATACATGACTCTATGAAACTTTTTAGAGTCCGTGTAATCGTCATAATAAGGACTAACATTAAAATCAGTTTTAGATGGCATGGCGTTCCTTTATTTTAAAATTCTATAATTAGTTTAATATTTTCTGTTTGGTCAGACGCCCTTGTGATAGGACTTCTTTCTTCAACATAGATTATATCTCCTGAGTCAGCTGTAAGTTCTGGTGTTGAATAACCAGAAGCAATCGTTACGCCGTTTGTTGTAGCAGAACTAGCTACTAATGGTGTCGCAGCAGCACTTGATGTTTGTCCTGTGATTGCGTTTTCACCACTAAATGCAGTTGCGTTACCATCCGTGTCTGTTCCAACATCTGGGAATCTTGTTTGAACCCAATACAGTAACTTGTTTGTTGCATCATATTCAACTACTTTACCAACAGCACCAGTGGATGCTTGATTGATTTCTTCGTCAGCAACAAATGTTCCTGATACAGATGAAAATAGAGCAGCATAGATTTGTCGTCTAGTGTCTGCACTTGCAACTGTAGATGTTCCAAAGTTAGTTGGGTTTCTCATAAGACCAATTCTTCTGAAGTCATTTGTTACACCAATGTCAGATGTGCCTTCGATACCAACAAGTGATTTATTCATCATCACATAGAAAGCACCTAATTCTTTTAGTACGTTTGAACCGTGACCACCCTTAGGGCCAATGATTACATTAATGTTTGCACCAGAACCAGCGCCGCCGGCGTTTGTAGCAGCAATAATATCTTCACTACGAATATATGCATAAGTGTATCCTGTTCCAGCAGTTGTGATAGAACATGACGCTACAGCACCAGAAGTAATTACGACTGAAGCAACACCAGATGAACCATCGCCTCGAATTGGGATTGCAGAAATTGTAGAACCCGAAGAAGTATTATAACTTGAACCACCAGCAACAACTAATGCAGTATCTAATGCACCATCAACGGCAGCAGCTGATACAGTAGAGTCTGTTGAAGCATGAATGAAGTCTGTTGACATAAAGTTAAGAGTTTCAGCAGATGTTAACGAGTACATATACTTCCAACGATATCCGTCAGATGTAGCAAAGATTGAGTTTGATGTAGAAGTTGGTTCTACTGTTGACGCTGTTGCACCATCATTCTCGATAACTTTGTAAACTGCATATGAACTATTCATTACAACAAAGCTAGAATCAAAAAGATTAGTAGCACCACTCGCCGCAGCGTTTCCTGAACCAATATTGTGTTCGTACATATCGTAAGTTGTGCCTGTCGTCCAGTTTCTTCTTGGAATTACATAAGATACATCAGCAGCTGCAATAAGTTTTGCACCTAACATATCGTCCCAGTTATAGAACTCTGATGTTACATCATCATTTGGTGTTGGGGGCGAAGCATCTGTTCCTTCTGCGATTGTGTTTCCTTGTACATCAACATCTGATGCCCAAGAGTGTGCTCTTCCTATAAATAAATAATATGTTTCAGAGGCCGTTTCCGAAAATGATTCGAAGAATTGCTCTGCATTGTTTATTCTGAATTTATTAGTGATTATGGCTGCCATAGTTTTTGTCCTGTACTAGAATTAGTGTTCTTTATATCTATTTATAATGGTTTACTAAGCGCTTTTCGTTACCTCAGTAGGAAAAGCGAAGTTGATTCTGTGGTTCTGACTTGATTTTGTTCCGTTGATGTCTGACAATCTCATTGTTTCGCCATCTACATTACTATTTAGTGTGCCTGAGAAGCGTAATGTGTTCCAATCCGCTATTGTTGTAGACCAAGAATCTGATTGTGGATGTTGTAAAACACCAGATTCATTTTCTAACATTATTTCTCCGTCGCCAGCGCCGCCCTCTAAAGTGATTGCATTATTCGCCGAGAAGGTTGTAAATGCACGGTCACTTAAATTCTTTACTCTCGGTCCGCCGTATGCGAAACCGTTTCTCACTTCTACATCACGAACTGTATAGCCTTCGTTTCTAAAATTAACAACTAGATTTCCAACTTCGTTTTCTAACTCTATCTGGTCGGCACTTGTTGCGCTTTCATAGATAAGGTTATCTTGAATTATGACCGGTCTTAAATCATAGAAACTATTTCTGTTTCTTTGTTCTAATTCAATTGTTGTTTCAGGTGATAGATTTACATCTTTCTCACCTGCTGTATACGGCGCTCTATAGTCATTATGAACGGCGAGAGCATATCCAGCATTTGCAGCTGCTCGAGTTCGTTTAGTTTTGCCATCTAATTCGATACCGTTACTCATAGAATGGAATCCAACGCCTGTTCTTCTACCGAAGATTCTATTAAATAGAGTATTTAATCTCATGTAGATTGGACTGTCTGAAGTACCAGAGAATAGTCCACGACTTAATGTTGCACCAACAGGTTGTTTCACTTGACCATTTAATACGGTTGCGATATTAACTTCGCCAGTTACATAGAAGCCAGTTGGATGAATTGCTCGTTTAAGTGCATCTCTCCACTTGTTAATACTTTCTGATACTTTTACAACATAAGAATAATCTTGATAGTATAGACTATCTTGAATCTTTTTAGAAGATTCATTAAGGAATCCGTCTTGATTAACATATTTACCAACAGTCTGAATATTTGTATTAATTGCTCCTGTGCCGGTGAGTGGGTCAGATTTTGCCACAACAGCAGTACTTCCGCCTGAGAAAGTAATTGTATCTTTAATTTCTAGTGAGCTTGTTGTTGCAGTATATTTTAAAAGAGGTGCCGTAAAGTCAATAACTGTTCCTGTTGCACCACTAATATTAGATGTAAATGTTTCATCTTCTGTAATAGCGCCTGAAACTGTTTTAATAACGGCATAATGAGGGAATGAAAGTGTTGGAGCCTGTGTGTAATTAATTCCATGCTCAGAAATAAGTAATGATGTTGCACGACCAATATCATCGCCAAATGGTATAATAGTAGTACTCTCACCAGTGAATGTTTCTGATAGTATTGTTCCGCCGTCTTCGAATTCAATTCGACCAGCACCAGTACCACCGCCCTCAAGAGCAACAGTTGAATTTTGTTCATCTATTATATGATGCTCTGATTGTTGAAGTTGTATAAGTCCAAGGCCTTGTTCTAGTTGAATACCTGCTAGTCGTTGTAAATTAGTTTCTGTTTCTAAACTTATAAATCTATTACCAGTAGTAATCGTTGCAGTCGGTAAAGTTGTATAACCAGAACCACTTGCAATCATTCTTATATCAGTTATGTCACCAGTATCTATATTTTGGACCTCATTAACTAAATTACCAACTTCATTCTCTAATGCTATAGTACCACCAGCACCAGTTATAGTGCTTTTTTCTAATGTAAACTCGAACTGCTCGATTGTCTGGTTTTCTTGAACTATTGCACTACCAAGATAACCATCAGCAACTGTTGTTTTTGATTCTAGTCCAATTCGGTCGTCTTCTTCAAAATTAGAAGGCTGTTCTGGTTCATGTTCTTGATGGACAATGTAAAATCTTTCAGCAGTTTGAGTACCGCCATCTTCTTCAGACAACATATGTCCTACTTCATTTTCTAATTCTATCTTAACTTCATTGTCATACATATACGAAGACGAATCTAAAAATTTACCTTCTGTGCCATCGCCATGAGTTTCTAATGATAAATCACCTGAACCTCCACCAGTAATAGTTCCAGATTCTAATTCTACATGAATATCAATATTTCCTGTTTCGGGGGCAAATCCGCCACCAACAATAGAAATTTTCGCCTCAGCAGTTCCTGAACTAAATGTTAAAATGTCAGATTCTTCATAGTCAGTTCCGGCCGTATCAACAATAACACTATCTACACCGGCACCAGAAATATCTAGTACCTGTATTCTTCCGCCGGCACCAGTGGTGTCTTCTGAACCGTTAGTCAAAGTTGCCTCATCACCAACGGTCATTGTACTTCCGTCATTAGTGATTGTGGTATCTGAAATTGCCTGACTTATTACCATCTTAACAATGACATCAGAATCTTCATTGCTTATACCTGTTAACAATTCACCATTAACAAAAGTTCCGACTGATGTTTCAGGATTAATTTCTACTTCAATTATCTCAACACTACCTTGTTGAAACTTAGTAACTCTTTCTACAATTGCAGTTGCTTCTGAAATATCATCATCAAGAGGATTATTTGCTTGTGTTATTGTTTGACCAACTAAAAGAATACTATCATTTAATTGTTGTTCTGTTGTCTGTGTACAACGAATAAAGTTTATTGTAGACCATTTTCCATCAGACAATCGTAACATGTCGTCTGTTGGTCTATAAACTTCAGAGTCTTCATTAAATAATAATCTAAAAAATGTCTTGTTAGCCTTTACTGTTCCTTTTGAACGATATAAAGACTTAATATTTTTAATTAATTTTCTTGTATCTACACTTTCGTGTGTGTCTTTAGGAATTGAATTAAGAAACTCCTCTTTCATCTGAGTTAAGAAATCACTTATCGTGTGGTCTGGGTCAGAGTAGTTTAAAAGTTGTTGAAGATTCTCTACAGGGTTTGCACGGTACTTGTTAACTTTTGCAGTTGCGCCAGATGTACCGCCAGTTACAGTTTCTCCTGTAATCCACAAGTTATTGGCTGAAACAAACAGTCGAGAATTATTAACTAAATCTTCTGCAAGAACTGTAGATGTAGCACCAGATGTTGCGCCTGTAATAACTTCGTTTTTTTCAAAAGAACCACTAAATTCAGTTGACTCGTTGATAACTTGGCCACCAGCGTCTAAACCAAAATTATCAGTTTGGTCAAGTAATACATAACTGTTAGCTACTCCCTCAGTTTCTAAAAGAATATTATCAGTTTCACTAATTTCGTCTAAATTTAACTCCGCAGATTCCATGAAAAGGAAGTAAGACGAAAGAAACTCAGTAAATTTTGGGTGTTCCTCTAAGACAAACTGAGGTACTTGTTGTTTAACAAGACTCGATATTTTTCTCTTATTAGTTTTATATTTTGTTGCCATTGTTATCCTATATTAGTAGGTAGAACCACCACTAGAATAACTACTTGTAGTCGTATAAGTTGTTCCTGCAGCCGAACTACCACTTATAATTCCATCAACTTCGCCAGTGATTGTTGAATTAGCTGTGTCAATAGATAGTACTTGATTTCTTACAGGTACAACATCATTAGAACTTGGTGTAGCAAAAACTCTAATTGTTGTACTTGTTGCACCATCGACATTAGAAATAGATGTTATATTTGCAGATGTAAGAATGGCCTCACCTGTTGCATAATCAACAGTACCATAAGTTGAGTCTGTGTAAACTCTTGCAGTACCACTTAGATAGTAAACTCTTAAAATACCTGAACCATTATCATCTAAGAAATGTTCGTTAGTCGAATCGTCATCATTGATTTTAAATCCTGTTGAAGAAATAATACCGCCGCCTGTCATATTGTGTCCAGAGTGTGGATTGTACAATGCATTATTAAAAGAAAGAGTGTACTTTAACGCCGAACTAAGAGTTGGTGTTATTAACTTGTACATCTTTACAGTTGTAATATTACTTAAAATAGATGTGTCTGCATTATTAATATCTTCAAGTATTTGTGAGTATCTAAACATGCCAGCGAAATCATTTAGTGTGTTATTGTTGTAATCTATAATCTTTGTAAGAACATTTGTTTGTAGTGTAGATACATCTTTTGTTGTTGCGCCAGAATTATATCTAAAATTAACAGTAAGTGTAATGAAAGTTGTTTCAGGGTCGATAATTACAGGAGTTACTGAAGCAACAGCATATGATTTAAGACTTGACACTAAACTTTCTTTTGTTGCAACTGTTAGATTTGAGCCAGATTTTGCCTTAATAGAAATATAAACTTTTCCGTAATCAGGAATAGCCGCATCTTCACCGCCATAAACTTGAACTGATTGAGCGTTTGCATATAAACTCTTAACGAGTGTTTTATAATCTTCAGAAGTAACAGCCCTGTCTTGTGCAGAATAATCTCTTGGAGCATTAAATTTAATTGAATTGATTGATTCAAGTCCAGTTCCGCCTGAGGCGTTACTGACTGTTGTAACCGTTGCAGATGTAAAACCGCCGATTGTGCCTGATAGAGTAAATGAAGTAGCACCGTTCGGCGCATCTCTGTTTGTATTGATGTAATCAAAGATAACAATATTACCATCAGCAATTGCTTTGCCTATAACACCATCGCCAAAGAAGACTTCAAAACGACCACCTTCTACTTCTTGTAAAAAGTATACTTCAGATGAGTCATCAACTCCTGTAATACCGTCTGCCAATTTATAAGTCTTTGTTGTTGAGTCTGAAGATGATTCTTGAACCTTAACAGTCAATGTAGTTGTATCAACATTATCATTTGGTATTATGAATCGTTGGTCAGTATCAGATGTGTTTGCTGTGTATTTAAAATTTAAATAAGAACCCTCAGTAATAACTAGATTACTAAATTGATAAACACCAGAGGCTGGCGAAATACTTACATCAGCATTGTTGACAAAATTGTATGACTGTCCATCAATTGTTGCTGTAAATTTAGTTCCTCTTGACATTGTTAGAGAAGCGCCAGTAGCGTCATTCACAAGAACATTAACTGTCGCAGTTGCGGCTGTACAACTTGTTGGTGTATAACCAACTTGTTTTGCAAGTGATACAACACTAGAACGCAAATCTGCACTATCAAGATACATTTCGTTTGCTAACATATTGGCGTTATATGCCAGGTAGTGTGTATTATATGCTAGTGTATCAAGAAGTACTGACATACCCGAACCTTCGAAGTCGTAGTCTGTAAATTCGTTCTGTTGTGATAAAAATGTTTTGAGGTTACTTTTAATACCATCAAAGTCTAATTCTGAAATTTCTAATTTAGTTGCCATAGGTTATCTCAATCTCTCTAAAAAGGATTCTACTACTACAGGGTCTGGATAGTTCTGTACATAAAACGATATCTGAACAGAGTATCCATTTCTGTCAAACATTGGTTGTGTATGTACTTGAACTAATCTACATCTTGGTTCGTAATTGTTAATTAAGTTTTCGATTTGTTTTGTGATTACATGATTCATCTGAGGACTCATTAACTCAAACAACATTCCTCTTAGATTAGAACCAATTTCAGGATGAAAGGGTTTTTCATAATGATTCGTATTGAGTAGATTTTTTACACTTCTTTTTACTGCTTCAACAGCTGTTATCTTTTGAATATCTTTCGTTGCAGTATTCTGTTGAAAGTCTAAATTTAAGTCTTTAAAAATCTTAGAACTTCTTGTACTTTCGTTAGTTTGTGTAGCGTCATATCTTGACATTAAGTAACCTCTCCGTTATGATTATATTTATAACGATTTACCCAGCAAATACATTACTAGAACCACCAGTAATAGCTCCAGCATCACAAGAATCTCCCACTCGTGCAATCGCTTTACTATTTACAAAAACAGTACTAGACCCAGCATTAATAACCGCACCTGCATGTGAAACACAAACAGGAGGACTTGCTGAGTTTGGAATAGTATGTGCAGCTGTAGGGTCGCCTTTGCGTTCTACACCTTTACTATTACAAAAAACATTCGTTGACGGTCCGACTACTGTTGTTGTAGTATTACATCCGTGCCCCGTAGTTGTAGCATCGCCTGTTCTGGTTACAGCAGGCATTACTTCTTCTTAGTAGTCGTTTTTTTCTTTTTAGCTTTTTTCTTAACTGGTTCTGGTTTTACTATTGGCGAATCGTTTGCATCAATTACAGTCGACACACCTTTAACATTTGAAGTAGTTACGCCTGTGGTTTCTTGAAAAGATTTTGAAGTTGTTGTGATTGTTCCTATTCCAGGTATTTCAATTGAAGGTTTAATTCCAGGAGGAGTAACATTTATCAAAGCCTCACTTAAAGAATCACCAAATTGTTTCCAGTTGGCGCCGCCAGGTAAATTTTTATCTCTAACTATTAACTTTCTTCTATTTTCTAAATGTTTTGTTTGAACTTCTTCTTTACTGCCTCCAGTATATTCAACAGCGTGGCCTTCTTTCATTAGAATGTTAGCGCAAGAGTCTGTACCGCCTTTATAGTCAACAATAAAGTTTCCAAGAATACGACCAAACTTACCTTTCATATCCACACCCTTTTTACTAACTTGTGTTTGTAAGACTGCTTCAGCACCTAATAGTGAACTAAGTCTAGCCTTAGCCAACATACCAAATACCTTTTCAATCTTATCACTTGTTCTTGATTCTGGTGTATCAATGCCCATGATACGAACTCTTTCGTTCTTAAGCCACATACCAAATCCTAAATCTATATCGACATCAACTGTATCTCCGTCAACTATTTTTATAATGCTTACTTTGTACTCATGCATGATTTTTTCCTTTATTAAAGATTGCTTTAAACTATTTATAACGAAAGTGCTTGACAAACTATTCAATATAACGTATAATACCTAGTATGAATAATAAGCGAATATCTAAGAAGGATATTGAGAACGATTTAATACGAATATTTGAAAAATATCCAAAATCCTTAGAAAAAGTCATTTCCATTTGCTTTAACTTGATTTTAGACTGTTTTGTTGTAATCTATGGCGAAAAAAAGACAATAAAACTACTTGATGACTCAAAAAAGTCAGTTAATAACGGAAATCACACTCAAAAACAAGTCAAGACTCAAAAAATAACTAAAAGGAGTAGGAAATAATGCAAAAACGCAAGCTTTTAACGGAAAAACGCAAAGTTTCACTTAGAGTCGAACACAAAGCATACAACAAACGACTTAGACAACGATACTTGCACTCTGCACAACTTACTTTTGACGATTATGTCGACTATATTGACGGCTACTACAAAGTTTCAATACAATCGCAGTCTATTAAGAGATACTCTATACCAAAAGTCAGAGAAAGCGAATTTATTCCTAGTATGTCGTCAATAAAAGAGTCTGCAACAGGCATTGACTGGCTCAAACACAAAGAAAAACTAGAAATCAGTAAACAATACACAGTAGTGCCTGCATATAACAAAGGTCCTTACATGGTTGTACCTGTTCATGAGTTACATACGGCTGGTAAGAAGGTATAAACCCTATTCTAATAGGGAAAACTACTATCCCAGTTTCACTCCAAATAGTGGGGTACTGGTACCATAAGTTTTTACACAGACCCCTCTTTTTAGTGTATAATATACCTATATTATGATGAAAAAGGATGAAAAAAATATGAAATTAAATACTCCAGATATATTATGGAAGTTAGACAATCTTGCTGACCAAGTTTGTTTAGATAATGACAATATAGTTAGATGGTGCATAGACCAAAACGACTGTGATGATGTTCCTGATAGAACTGCTCGTGGCATATTACAAAAACACGGTTTAAAAGTTTCTGACTTAAAGACTTTAGATAATGATGGTGTTTTAGTCCATCGTCTTGGTGATGATATACCAGGCGGCATGGTTGATGATAGGTGTTTACACATATCAACTCGCTTGGTTCCTGTGTTACGGGTGTTGCCTAACCTATTAGATAGGGTTTGGTAATATGAAAGCTACTGAAAAAATAAAACTAATGATGCGACTTGAGAAGAATTTTAAAAAACTTGACTTTGAAGAACTGCATATGATTAGAGATACTCTTAACAAAGAAATAGAGATTAAATCTAAACTTTTGTTTCGAGGCGAGAAATTGCATAAAGCAATTACAGAACGAGAACTAAAGAAGCCAAGTAGGTGGTGAATATAATTCAACCTAAGGTGAACCTTTTTCGACCAAATAGTTACACAAGAGTATCGTTTTAGTGTATAATGGTACCCATAGAGATTGAGAAACACACAAATTATATTATGAAAGGAGTTAAAATGGAAAATTGGGAAAAAGAACTAGATGAAAATATGGAATCAATCAGAGCATCTTATGATAGCATAATGAAAAGCGGCTACTCTATTATAGGTGTTATGATTCTTTGGATTGGTATTGAAATTGGAATGATGTTATGAAAAATATACCAAACTACATTGTAGTAGATACATTCGGTAAAGTTATGTTCAAGGGCAGTAAACATGACTGTCTTGAAATGCACTTTGAACATGACGGTTCTGTTATACTTGATACTGATATGCCTCACACGGCCATACCTCAAGTAATGGGCTGCAATGATGCAAAGAAATATGCAACTTTGGGAATGCAACTTCCAAAACATGCTTTGGGGATAGTGTAATGAAAAATATTATTATTATTATCTTACTTATTATTAATGCAATTATATGGAGTACTCTATGACTGGTGAAGAACAACTTGTAACAGCAATTATTGAACAAGCAATTGAAGATTGTGCTTACAAAGGCAAAAGTAAAAACAAAATTAAATTCAAGATGGACGCAATCGACTGGATTGTAGGCCGTCATCCTGAATTTCTAAACTACTGTAAGATGTTGGCTATGGATGTTGACACGATACGAAACAAGATTATTGCAAATGTCGATATGTCTTACACACAAAAACAAAAATTAAAAATTAAATCAGAGGAGAAGTTTTTTGCCTAAGTTGACTTATAATGAAACAGTTCGTGCCGCTGAAAAAAATAAAAACGGAATTGATTTTAAGTTTAGTGAAGATAGAATACTTGCTGACCTACAACAATATGTTGAGGCAACTTATGATTCTCACTATGCTCAAACAAAGAGTTATCAGGCAACAGAAATCATTATTGACCAAGGTCATGGTACTGGTTTCTGTATGGGCAACATTATGAAATATGCTCAACGATATGGTAAAAAAGAAGGACATAATAAGGCCGACTTGATGAAAGTTATCCATTATGCCATGATACAATTATCACAAGACCATTATCAGGAGTAATAAATAATGCTAATGAATATATTTATTTTTATTTTAATACTTATTGGACTATCTTGCGTTTTTGTTCCATTCTTCCTAAATGAGAATGAACGAATAAATAATTTATATGAAAAGGAGAAGTAATGACAGTTGAAGAACTATACAGAAAATTTGAAAAACTAACCGTAGATATGGTCGTTGAAGAAAAACACGATATCTTAGAATGTGCAGCCATGATGATGGCACAAGCAATGCGAATCTACAAAACGGCATTGTCGCCAGAAGATTACGAATCAATGATTAAAACCATACTAGAAAGTAGCGACAGCATTACCAAAATGGAATCACCTACACTTCAATAATGACCGAATTAGAAAAAAAACATTTTCTAAAATCAAAAATGAATTATGACCAATGGTTACGAACTTACAAAGGTAGGTCTGTAAAAGATATTGATGTTAACGAGCATACAAAGTGGGCTAAACAATTTCAAGCATGGCGAGTTGGTAACATTGAGAAAGTTTAATGTCGCTACTCATAACAGAAGAATGTATTAATTGTGATGTCTGCGTTCCAGAATGTCCGAATGAAGCTATCTACTTTGGCGGCGCCTACAAATATGGCCACCCAAAGTATAGTGATGTCTATGTCATTGACGGAGATTTATGCACCGAGTGTGTTGGTCATTTTGATACACCTCAATGTGTTGAAGTTTGTCCAGTAGATGTTTGTCTACCTGACCTGAACAGAGTTGAAACAGAAGCAGAACTTCTCGCAAAAATCAAAAAATAATAAATATAAAGCTTGACATTTAATGTTGAGTAGTGTATAATAGAATTATCTCTCGAAATCTAGGGACCGGTAAATCATATGAACAGAAACCCTAGTAGTCCTCGGTAAGACTATAAATTAGTTGAGTATATCCTTATTTGCTTGACTATGAGTTGATTGACAATGAAGGTGCACCCTTAAACTTTGTTCGTCAACTTCTGCCACCCTATTTCTTTTTGTTATCCTTTTGTTGTTGAATAACCATATCAAGTTTAGCGTTCAGACGAATCAAATCGTTATCTAACATTCTAATCCTATCTATAAGTGCAATGAGAGTCATATGACTTTCGTGTACAACTGGGTCTACTTCTTCAGTAACCCATTGCCATATGTAATAGATAAAGTAACCTAGTCCGATTGCGGCGATAATTGGGAATCCATATTGACCAATTAAAGCACCAATGTCTAGTTCTACTGCTGTTTCCATTAATCTTTCCTCGCATCTTTCTGACCATCAGCTCGTGCAATACGGTCTAAGTCAGGTGCAATGCCAAATGCTTGACACATCTTTACATCAATACGAACAATCTCGTTGTTCATAGTTTTTA